TCGCTCGCAAGGGTTCACTCTACTGGGCTGGTATCCACCCAGAAGTTTCACACGACCTTCGCGCTGAGACAGGTTCAGCAGGATGGCTCCTTCCAAATCAGTACGGTTCTGTTCAGGACCGCATCTGGGCGGGAGAAATCGGTACATACGAAGGTGCATACTTCGTAGAGTCACCACGTCTTTACAACGCAACAGATGGTTCATCATCTGCACGCGTTTATCGCACAATCTTGGCTGGACAGCAAGCAATGGCAGAAGCCGTTGCCGAAGAGCCACATGTAGTCATCGGACCAGTCGTTGACAAGTTGATGCGTCACCGCCCAATGGGTTGGTACGGCGTACTTGGCTTTGCACGTTACCGTGAAGAAGCACTATACCGAATCGAATCAGGTTCATCAATCGCTTAATTGATTGACGGTTGGGCAGGGGGAGAAATTTCCCTGCTTAACAGTAAATCCATTAAAAGGAGTATCATGGCAAACTGGACATTCAAACCTCCATACGTATTAGAAGGTCCGTCTGGCGGACACAGGTTATTTTACTTTGCCAATTTACGTAAAGGTATTACCATCGTAAAGAGCGAAGGTGAGTACTACCAAACTCGATATCCAGTAGATGAAGACTTATTGGAATATGAAGAAGTTTACCGAGGTGGGTACGAGCACACAGTAAATGATGCAACAAAGGCAGCACTAATTGCAGGGGGCGTAGATGTCACGGAAGCAAACTTCACAGCACAGTGATTGTGACCATATAACTAAGATTATCTCTTGGTCATATAGGTTAGTTGATGGTGATGTAAAATCTATGGTGGAACTTTATGGTTGTACCAGTTGTGATGAAACATCAAGTAAACCATTCATCTCAGATACTTTTGGAACTGTAGACCACACCAAGTGTGGTGGACCATACGAGTGTTTTGGATGCAAAGCAAAAGGATTACAACTTAATAGTGGGGATGCGTCTAGAGATATTCCAGACAAGAAGTGGACTGGCGAACTTAAAGCATATAAGGACGCTAGAGCACAAGGCATCCAACCAAGTGGTACAACTATGGCACACGTCGAAGCAGCATACTCAGCATCAGAAACCTTAGGTAAAGCGTACAACTCAGAGACGATGCCTAAGGCGCATCAAATAAATAAAAAAACCGCCGAAGTTATGAAAGAGATTGGACAAATATAATGTGTATCAAATGTGGTTGTGGTAAGAAAATGGGACAGGCTGGATACGGCATGGGACCTAACGCAAAGGCTCCTATGAAGCGAGTTGCAAAGAAGGCTGTTGTTAAGAAGATGGGCAAGAAGAAGTAATGGACAGAAAACCAATCCCACCTAAGGTTAAGGTAGCACCGACTCCTAAGCCTAAGGTAACAAAGAAGCCTATAAGCCCACGCAAGCGTATTGATGTATCAAAGATGACACCCGCTCAGAAAAAAGCATACCTGGACCAACCAGGATATGATAACTACTAGGAGTGATAATGAAAAAGCATCCAGGATTTAAAGCGGTACAAAAGAAGATTGCTTCCAAACAAGGCATTCCTATGGAACGTGCTGGAGCAATCCTTGCTGCTGGCGCACGTAAGGCTTCAAAGAAGGCTGTCAAAGCCAACCCACGTCTTAAAAAAGTCTCAGGAGTCAAAAAGGGTAAATAATGGCGTACACTAAAGAGGCTTTAAGAACTCGCCTAAAGAATCAGATTATGGCTAGTTCTAAAGGTGGTAAACCTGGACAATGGTCTGCTCGTAAAGCGCAACTACTGGCGCAATCTTACAAGAAGGCAGGCGGTGGGTATTCAGGCAGCAAGACTAAGGCTCAATCTTCTTTATCCAAGTGGACAAAGGAAGAGTGGGGAACCAAGTCTGGCAAGCCTAGCACTCAAGGGTCTAAGGCTACTGGTGAACGCTACCTACCCAAGAAGGCGCGACAAGCGCTGACAAAGGAAGAGTATGCTAAGACCACTGCTGCTAAGCGTGAAGGACTGCGCAAGGGTAAGCAGTTTGTAAAACAACCTAAAGCAATAGCAAAGAAAACAGCAGGTTTCAGATGAAAGACTCAAGATTAACTCGGGCTGGTGTCTCTGGTTTTAATAAGCCAAAGAAAACACCAAGCCACCCTACTAAGTCACACGTTGTTGTGGCTAAGGTAGGTAGCCAGATTAAAACCATACGTTTTGGACAACAAGGCGTTTCTGGCTCACCTAAAAAAGCAGGAGAGTCTGCATCATACGCAGCGCGTCGCAAATCCTTTAAGGCGCGTCATGCTAGTAATATCGCTAAAGGAAAACTAAGTGCCGCATATTGGGCAGACAAGGTGAAATGGTAATAACTATGGCAAAAGCAACAACAGATTCACAAGGCGCTGGTAGCGTAAAGAAAATCCGCGTTAAGCAGGACATGATTGATTTTATTAAGACACAGGGAATGACTAAGGCTCTCAAGCGTGCTGGTGAAATTAAGGCTAGTGGCAAAGGCGGAGAAGCAGAGTTCCTTGAAGGTGTAAAGCGTATGTACGGTGCTCGTCGTCTAGGCGAAGCAACCAAGACAGCAACACCGCCAAAGTTTAATGCGCCAGCAGGTGCTAACAAGAAGCCAGCAGGTCGTATGGCTAAATCTGCTGCACCTAAGAAGAGCGGTGGAATTAGCACTGGTCTTAAGGTTGCAGGCGGAGTAGCCGCTGCAGGAGCACTCATTGCTTCACGCGGTAAGGCTGCAAGACTTGCATCTAAGTTGTCACCAACAGTCGGCAAGGCTCTAGCCGCTCGTAAGGGTTCTAGCACTGTAGCAAATGTAATGCAGAAGAAGTTAGCGTCAGAAGGCGTCAAGGTTGGACCTAAGGGTTCATTTGGCAAGCCAACTTCTGCAATGGCAAAGGCTGGTAAGGGCGTAGGAACTAAGAGCGAGTACGCACAGAAGGCTATGCAGGATAAGGCTCGCGCTTATCTAGCATCACGCGCCGCTTCGAAGCCAGCAGCAAATGCAGCAAAGGCTACTACAAAGCCTAAGCCAACTGTTAAAAAGAAGACAATGGCAGCAGGGCTCGGAGTATCACAACTCAAAGGCAATACCAAAAAGACAACAAAGAAGTAACTGACAAAGGTGGGGACAATGGCACAAGAAACAGTATCAATCGCTTGGTGCGATAACGGAATGGTTGATGGCAAATTCATGCAGGGCATTTGTGATGTTATGCTCAAGTCGGGCGTTGAATTTAAGTCAACGCTTCGTAGTCAAGGCAATCAGATTGCTAGACAGCGTGAGACTGTCATCACATACTGGTATGATAAGACCGACACGGAATGGCTCCTATGGGTTGATTCAGATGTAGTAATTAGTCCTGAGTCATTTAAGAAACTCTGGGATAATCGAGATGCCGATAAACGTCCTATTGTTACTGGCGTTTACTTTACAACGGACACGCCAGAGGAACCTTTGATGATTCCGATGCCAACTGTATTTAACTTTGTTGACAATAAAGATGGCGGGTTTGGTCTTACAAGACTACACCCAATGCCAGAAGATAAGTTGATTCAGGTAGGCGCAGCGGGCATGGGATTTGTCCTTATGCACCGCAGTGTAGTTAATAAGATTCGGGCAACTGTTCCTGACTCTCCTTTGTTTATGGAGATGGGACGCGGGACAAAGTTCATCGGAGAAGATATTTACTTCTTTGCCCTGTGTGACCAGGCAGACATTCCAGTCTACTGTCATACTGGTGCAACTGCTCCGCACATGAAACGATTCTCGTTTGACGAGCATTACTACAAAGCATTCTTTGGTGGCAATCAAGCACAAAAGAAATCAAATTTAATCGTACCAAAACGCTAAGGAAGGTTAACAATGGCATACGGCATAGCAGGTAGCAGCCTTACTGCAGAACTGAACAGGCTAGCAGGAACTACTGGGCTTGACGAACAGGGTGCTGCTAATGCCTGGGCTAGCACTACTGGACTAGCAACTGTTGGTGCTTTGAATATCAAGGCATCATCTTCACGTACACGTGATAAGTTCAATGACATTGATGGTATCTGTAATGAACTTGCTGGAACAACTGGGCTTGCAGCCCCTGCTGCGTTAAGGAGCATCAACGCCTAATGACAACATTAACTAATATGATTGATGAAGTACT